GAGACATGGAACGTGTAGAATATACCACTGGCGATGAGGATGGCATGCTGGCCCAAATGGAGCCGCATATTCCTTATCTCGAACAAGTATATTTTGCAGGTGGTGAACCTTTAATTATGAAGGAACACTACTATCTATTAGAACAATTAGTGAAACATAACAAAAACGATGTGCGTATTCAGTACAACACAAACTTTAGTGAACTAAGATACAAAGATAAACATGTGTTTGACTACTGGCGTAATTTTACCAATGTCAGTGTGGGCGCAAGTTTAGATGGTATGGGTCCACAAGCAGAACTAATACGCAAAGGGACAGATTGGCAGCAGACAGAAAATAACAGACGCAGGATGATTGAGGAAACTCCCCATGTAGATTTTTATGTCAGTGCTACAGTAAGTGCAATGAATGTTTTACATGTTTTAGATTTTCATCGTGCGTGGGTAGCGAAAGGATTGATACGAGCCAAGGACTTTAATGTAAATATCTGTCAGAGTCCTGAATGGTATCGTGTAGACATTTTTCCTGTATGGTTTAAAGAGCAGTATATCTATCCTGCGTATGAACAGCACATTGCCTGGCTAGAACCGCAAGACGATTTAAAACGTGCAACCACTGGATTTCGAAGTTTATTAAATATGATGCAGGCAAATGATGCCAGCGAACATTGGCATCGATTCGTCGAAGAAACTGACAAACTCGATCGAGTTAGAAATGAAAATTTCTGGGATCTATTTCCTGAATTTGAAAAGTTAAAGCCATGAGTAGATTTAGTACATATGAAGTGTTATTGCGTAGAGGCAATGGTTTAAATAAAACAGTCTACATACATGACTGTATGAGCGACCAAGAAGCACGAGAAACTGCAGAAGCAATGTACGGTATGGAAGTGCTACGGGTGTTGTGGAAAGGTCGCACAGACGACTGGGAGAATAGAAATAACACTAGTGTTGGTTCTGTTTCCAACAATAATGACAATAAGGAAACAAGTACTATGACATTTACCGAAATGTTAGGAGCAATATTAGTATTTGCGTTTTTGTTCTTCCTGTTTGTAATTTATGAGATGCTGTTAGCAATCTGGGCATTTATTGTTGCTTATTGGCCGTGGATATTAGGAGTCGGTGTACTTGCGTTTTTAATCTGGGCATGGCTTTTACCGGACGAGGAAGAAAATGAAAAAGACTGAATTACCCGACACGATTTGCATGTTGCCTTGGATCAGTATAGAAACCAGTCCACATGGTACTGCTCGTCCTTGTTGTTTAAGTAGAGAAGATATTAGAGATATAGACTTAAGACAGCACACAATTGAAGACGCCTACAAAAGTGAATATATGCAGATAATGCGTAGGCAAATGCGGGCCGGCGAAAAGCCAGATACTTGTAAACTTTGTTGGGATGAAGAAGCGGCAGGGCGTGATAGTAAACGTATTCATAGCCGTGTCAGGTTAAAACATTTATATCCCCTAGTAGACTGGTCAAATGACACACCCGATCAATTATGGTTTATAGACTTAAAACTTGGAAACATATGTAATTTGAAATGTAGAATCTGCGGTAGTTGGTCAAGCAGCAAATGGGCAGAAGAAGAAATGAAATACTTGCCAGATCATGTTGACAAAAAAACACACATTGCCTATCAATGGTTAAAATCTGGTGCATGGCCAAGACAGAGCGAAAGATTTTGGGATAATTTAAAAACACTGCTACCACAAATAAAATACTTTGAATTTACAGGTGGTGAACCTTGGCTAATTCAAGAGCACTGGGATTTATTGCAGTATGCAGCAGACAATGGCTATAGCAAAAATATAGACATACACTATAACACTAACGCAACACAAGAACTAGGCCCACACACTATGGTGTGGGACAAATTTGGTCGTGTTGACGTAGCATTTAGTGTAGACAATGTAAATGAACGTTTTGAGTATGAACGTTATGGCGCCGACTGGGAGCAGGCAAATAAAATTATAGATGATGTGCATTTTGCTAGATCAGTAGACACTCCCAATATTACAACCCAACTTTGTTTCACTATTAATATTCAAAATGTCTACTACTTGGACGAATTACTGGCCTGGGCCGACACAAAACCATTTGACAGCATATATTTTAACATGCTGCACAGTCCTGACCATATGAGTATTGCACGGATGACACCTGCAGCAAAAGAACTAGTATTAAACAAATTAAAAAGCATGTTTTGGGGAGGAGAGTTTTATCAACGTGAAATTGATAATGTGATCAAGTTTATTGAAAACGGTTCAGGCAGTGATGGCACAGAGTTTGTGCGTAAAATGACCAAAACCGATCAATATAGAAAACAGGACTTTAGACTGCTGTATCCTGAAATGGCTCGAGCAATGGGATATGACTAAACCCGATACATTATGTATGGCGCCATGGACGCACACATATTTAAGTCCGCAGACAGAACGCAGAATGTGTTGTGCCAGTAGAGAACCTGCACAAAACTTTCAACAATACATAGATACCGAATCTGGTACCGGCCAGTACATTCCCATTACATTAGAAGAACACTGGAACGGCGAACATATGCGTAGTGTGCGTCGTCGTATGATGGCAGGAGAAACACTACCTGAGTGCGAAGTCTGTAACGACAAACTGTTAAACACAGACGTTTACCGCAGTTATTTTAATAATTTATTTGCCAATAAGTACAACGATATACTGGACACAACCGACGAGTCAGGTTATACCACAATGAAGCCTGTTAGTTGGGACTATAGGTTTAGTAACCTTTGCAACTTCAAATGTCGTATGTGTGGAGACATGTTAAGCAGTGCTTGGGAAAGCGAGCAGCGGCAGCACAACATGATCGACTACACCAATCCAAAGAATAATTGGATGCAGCCCGAAGTCAAGCGACAGATTGAACAGTTCCAAGACACTGAGATCGAACAAGAATTTAGCCAGGCTGTTGAAGAACACCGAGTAGAAGAAGTCTACTGGGTAGGCGGAGAGCCTTTAATGTACGACCAGCATTGGCGTTATATGCAAAGAATTATAGAATTAGGGGACGGACCAAATTTATATGCCAGATACAATACTAATCTTAGTCGCCGCGCTTATCGGGGTGTTGATCTGTTTACTGATATTCTTCCTAGGATTCGCGATTGGCAAATCTGCGCGAGCATCGACGGAACTGGAGTCATTGGAGAGTATATTAGAACAGGTCTTGACTATAACCGATGGCTTGCGAACTTTCGTGCGGGAGTTCAAATCCAGCGTCATAAAAGGCAAATGAGATTAGACTTCACATTAACCTTACCTGGCCTGTTTGAAATAGTAAATATTCAACAACTAGCAGATGAACTAGGCGTTGACGTTCTCTCAAAAGTTGTGTTTAGTTTTAGTCCCGATATAGTAATGTCGCCGTTAGCACTACCCAAAGACATATTGCATCCGTGGGTAGACGAACTCATACCTCAGGTTAGGGGCGCCTTGCAGGACACACTCGTCCAACTAAAAACTAGGCCAACTTTTGCGGAGCAATGGCCCGAAGAATATATTCAAGGTATTCAACGAGGCAAACAGCGTATTTTAAAACTAGAACAGATTAGAGATCAAAAAATAACGTTTACAGACATTGTGTCTAAACGTCCTGAAACGCTCGAATGGTGGATGCAAATTGAAAACAGTTAAAGTAGTATTACGTAATCCTCTAAACTATAGTGATCAAGTCGACTATACTATAGAAGTGTTTGACAACGCACTTGCACAGGATTGGCTCCCGGCACTGAAAGAATTGTTACAAAAAAATCTTCTATTAGAAAAGAATTTTTGTTTTATAGGATTTCCTAAAACAGCAAGAACTTTAGAGTATCTCTGTAATGAATTAAATCAACATTGCAGGACTATTAATGATTATTTTATAGATTATCAAATTGAAGACCAATTCACACCAAACAATGTAGTAGGATTTGATTATGCCGAAAACGGAGTAAATCATGAAGTAATGAACAGACTGCACAATCATTTTGAAGTCCTGCAGGGTACAGTGTGGAATTTGAGTGATTATTACAAACGTGCGGATTACGAAACAAAATATGCTATCAGACAATTAAATAATATTTGCCACGAAATTGAAAACTTAATACTAAGTCAGCGCAAATATGTAACATATCCTTATTGGGTACGCCCAAGTCAGATTACTACATGGTTACAGGCACCTAGATATAATTTAAAGGATATACATAGAGAATTATTTTTACAAAATGGCTACGATAGAGTTTTAGGTGGGGTCTATATGCATTGGACACAGATTGGTAAAACGCTGTTTGAAGTTTTTAGAGATGAGGGTGCACCTGAATTAACGGACACTGTCTGCGAAGCGATCACAGAGTTAAAATATTATAGTGGTGAATTTGATGTAGAATGGGGTAACGATGTTGTGTATGGTGGCAACATGTCCTGGCACAACGAGGAACAAGATTATTTTAACAAATGGCTAATTGAAAACAATCGTGATCCTAAAGATAAATCACTTAGCCTAGGATATTTGCCCATAGCACAGGTAAACTTAGAAAAAAGTTTTGGTACTACAGATTATAGAACGATTTGGGAAATTTTAGGTAATCATTTAGACATTTACAAAGTGATAGTAGACGATGTAGAACAGACATTTGACTATTGTTGGAGTGATTCTAACTACAATCAAATGCAAATAAACATGATGAAACCAGGTTATGACTATAGTAGCAGGTGGTGACAGTTTTGTTTGGGGCAGCGAATTAGCAGATAGTCCTCACGGTGGCCCTGATGGATATAGTAGAAATACATTTACTGCATTATTAGCAAACGACTATATTTGTGCTGCATATCCAGGAAACGGCAACGATGCTATTGCAAGAAATACTATAATAAGTTGCCAAGAACACAGGAATAATAATATTGGCGTTATTGTATCTTGGACGTTTACTGGTAGATATGAATTTAATTTTAGTTTTGATAAGTTGTCCGATTGGCAAACTATAAATCATTGGACTATAGGAAACCAATTTTATAAAGAAAACGAAGAGCACAAGACTATGATTGATTGTTATTCCCAACGTGCTCAAGAAAGCGGCATATATGATTTTGCTGTGAATTATTTTAAACACGTAGGTAGTTCTGAATACTGGGAAATATATTCTACACTAAAAGAAATAGTATACCTACAAAATTACCTGATTGTAAACAAAATACCTTACATGTTTACTTGTGCTGACTACAACTTTACTGAGTCATACACAATAAACAATCCAGATGTTACAATAAAATCTTTGTATAACCAAATTGACTTCACAAAATGGTTTATTTTTCCTGATAATAAAGGCTTTTATCAATGGGCTATGGACAATAAATACCCTATAGGAGATACGCATCCTTTAGAAGAAGCGCATAGAGATGCTGCAGAATTAATGAAAGACAAATTCTATGAACTGGTTACGAAACATTTACAATAAGATTCGCTTAGAAATACGTTATCGTAAAAAATTAAAAGAACTACGCAAACGAGATCCATTTATCTACAAGTGAGAAGTCCTTGTGTAAATGTCTGTCAGATGGTCAATAATCGATGTGTTGGTTGTGGGCGTACTCTTGAAGAAATAGCAAATTGGTTAGCCTATAATAATCAACAACGTCAATTGATAATGACAAGATTACAAAATGAAAAAAATAATAGGAATTAGTGCTGGCTTTCACGACGCAGGTGTAGCAGTAATTCATGACGGCGAAATACTGTTTGCTGCACATAGCGAACGCTACAGTAAACAAAAACACGACGCAGATGTAAATGACAAAATACTGTGCGAAGCACTAAGTTACGGCCAGCCCGACTGTCTAGCATACTACGAACGTCCATGGCTTAAAAAGATTAGACAGATATACGGCGGACAATACGATTTAGCGTTTGACACTAGCACGCTGACTGTAAAACGTTATCTACAGAAACATACTGCAATAAAAAGTTTGAGTAAAATTAAAACAAAAACTTACAATCATCATTTAAGTCATGCAGCAGCAGGATTTCAAACAAGCACGTATGACCGTGCCACCGTAGTTGTTATTGATGCCATTGGTGAATGGGACACTATTAGTATTTGGGCAGCAGAATATGATCGAAAAGGCAGGGCACAATATCGTAAACTTTGGAGTCAGCGTTACCCACACAGCATCGGAATGTTCTACAGTGCTATGACCAAACACGTAGGTTTGAAACCCATGGACGAAGAATACATAATGATGGGCATGGCTGCTTACGGTAAGGTGCATTGGGACAACTTAATGAAAGCAAGATACGTTGCCAACGAGTCTGATGCGGAATTTAAAGAAAATCTGCACATTGGTGTAAATAGTACGGAATGGGCGAGTACTGAAAACTTTGATATTGCAGCCGGCGCTCAGAGTTTAACAGAAAACTTGATTTACAATATAATGCGTAAAGCAAGGGATTTTGCATTCAGTACAAATCTTGTTTACATGGGTGGGGTAGCACTTAACTGCCTCGCAAACAGAAACTTAGGAGCGTATTTTGAAAACATTTGGATTATGCCTAATCCTGGCGATGCTGGTAGTAGTCTTGGCGCCGCTGCTTTGGCCTTTGGCGGCCGCATTCATTGGACTAATGCTTTTCTTGGCCACGATATCCCTGGCGATTACCCTTCCACTAGTGCCCTTGATATTCTTGCTAGCCAGGGAATAGTTGGCATTGCGTCAGGTCGAGCAGAATTTGGCCCCAGAGCATTGGGCAATCGTAGTCTGCTTGCCGATCCTAGAGGGCCTGACATCAAAGACAGAGTCAACGAAATAAAGCGCCGCCAAAAGTTTCGGCCATTTGCTCCAGTAATATTAGAAGAACAAGCACAGGAATATTTCCATATGCCGCCAGGTTTTTCGAACAGTAGATATATGCAGGCTACTGCGTACTGTAGACATCCTGAACAATTTCCTGCTATAATACATTATGACGGTTCAAGCCGTGTTCAAACTGTGCCTGCTGATGGTACGGGTATTAGAGAGTTATTAGAAAAATGGTTTGTGTTAACGGGTTGCCCGATGTTATTGAATACCAGTTTAAACATCAGAGGTGAGCCAATGGTAAATGACAGAGCAGATGCAGACAGATTTGAACGACTGTATGGTATTCGAGTTTTATCATGAGAGTAAGTTCCGTTAGACTTTACACTGATGAAGATTTGTGGCTAATAGAAGAATTTTTAACATCGGAATTTGAAGATCTTGCTCTTCAAATATGCGATACTTATTATAAAGATAAATCACAATGGCACAACTCAGACTGGACTGATTTACGATTTATTCATAGCAAAGAAACCGACGACTGGGACACGCTAGAAGAATCATTTCAGTCAGGAGAAATTTATAAACAATTGACAAAAATTTTAGGAAAAAATTTAGTATTCGGCACAATGGATTTATGGTGTGATTTACCTGGTTACGGCCCTTTGGCACCACATTGTGAAAACACTGGCACAATACAAGGACAACTTTATCTTACCAGGGATCAAGAAAACATATACAAAGTACACGGAACTTCAATACACAATATGGAAAAAGAACTTCTTTTTACTTTGCCATACAGAAACAATCTCGCTTGGTTATTTCGAGATTGCCAACAAGTAATGCACGGCCGTGAATTAGATGTTCCCGAAAATCTTGAAAGGTTCAGTCTTATATTTTGGTATAATTAAATTATGAAAGAAAAACATAAACAGGCATTTATGCGAACAGCAGAAGTATTTGCAGAGTGTAGCACTGCTGTTCGTGCTAAGGTAGGTGCAATCATTGTCAAGGACGATAGGATTATTAGCATAGGCTATAATGGTATGCCGTCAGGTTGGGACAACACCTGCGAAAACTTTGTAGGGTTTGACAACGGCGGCGAGGAAAGATTGAACACCAAACCTGAAGTATTGCACGCCGAAATGAACGCTTTAATGAAATTAGCAAAAAGCACTGAAAGTGGCGATGGATCTTCTATTTTTATCACACATAGCCCGTGCCTGGAATGTGCAAAAGGAATATATCAAGCTGGAATAAAAGAAGTTTATTATTCTATAAATTATAGAAATACAGACGGAATAGATTTTCTCGAAAAGTGTAATATTAAAATAGAAAAGTTAGATGTTTGATGTATTTTATCAAGACCGTAAACCTGACCTTTTTGCATTTGAACAGCCTGCCACAAGTTTAGAACAAGCGGCTGAACTGAGTCGTACTGAATATTTTTGGTACATACACGGCAATAACGATTACACAGGATTCGATTTTACATGGCAACCTGCACCATGGGAACGGGACCAAGTACATGTGTTTGCCAGTCAATGGCAACGTAATGGAGATGTATACTTTGCTCGTAAGTGGACTGCCGGTAATCGAGAGTGGCACTTTAGACAGGAACAATCAGTTCGGCGTTTAGTGGATATGACCAAATGGTCTGTGCCTGAGTTATGCGACACCACAGATTTTGATTTTAGTTGGCATCCCGACACCATCGAACCCGACTACGAATATAGATTTCCTACACAACACCAACGTGAAGGCGGACCTATATACCACGGCACTGCTGGTATAAAGTATTCAAATAGTCAAAAGGTTCGTACAAATGCTACACAGATATTTTACATGGATTTTCTTGATCCAGGCAGTGCAGAACGTTATGAAGAACTAAAAACTCTGTACCCTGACATCAAACGAACTAGATATGTGGATAATCATTTAACAGTGTTAAAACGCATTGCGAACTTGGCAACCACAGAGTTTGTTTGGATTATCAGCAGCATATGTGATTACGCTGGTTTTGATTTTACCTGGCATCCAGAAGAGAGTCAACGTGAAATGATTCACTGTTTTTACAGTGACAGTCAAAAACGCGGCGATACATTTTTGATACATGTCCAAAGTTTCAAAAATCAGATGTATGATTTAGAATTATTGGATTGGTTTAACGTAATCAACTATGTTGATACATTTCGAGTACCCAGAGTAGAAATGCCTGTGCATTACTATCAAAGCGACGACTTAGTAACAGAAATTAAAAATTACCAATTCACTGCACCTTATGCGTTATTTTCAAATCAACAAGATCTTTATACTCATTGGCATCCTTGCCTTTGGACTGAAAAAGACAGGGTTGTAAGTGCATTTAGTGCAAGTAAGAGTATATGTGCCATACCCCGTGACGTAAAGGCACATTTGCGTACACAAATCTACGATTATCCCCACGTAGAGGACCGAGAAATACAGTTTTTTGCAGAAGATCCGTTAGATATTATCTATATTAGCAATGGCGAACCCGATGAACAATTTTATTTTGATTGGTTAGTGTCTTGTGTTAATCCTAGTAGACGTTATGTTGTAAAATGGGTACGAGGTGTAAATGGTAGAACACAGGCTTATCAGGCTGCTGCCCGAATGAGTAGCACACCATGGTTCTTTGCAGTGTTTGCCAAACTTAAAGCAGACAAAGACTTCGATTGGCGTTGGCAACCAGACTATTGGCAACAGCCTAAACACTATATTTTCCATGCACGTAATCCTGTAAACGGTTTGGAGTATGGGCACCAAGCCATAATTGCTTATAACAAAAAATTAGTTTTGGCTAATAATGATCCGGGGTTAGATTTTACACTAACACAAGAACACGAAGTGGTCCCTATACTAAGTGGAGAAGCAAATTTTAATCAATCAGAATGGATGACTTGGCGTACTGCTTTTCGTGAAGTGCTAAAACTACAGCAGTTTCAAGAGCAAACGCCTACTGTGGAAAACAAACATAGACTAAACACTTGGTTGACTAAAGCAACTGGTCAGTACAGTGAATACTGTATTAAAGGCGCACAAGATGCAGTTGATTATTATCGTGAAGTCACCGGTGACTACGATAAACTAAAACTCAGTTATGATTGGCAGTGGTTACAAGAGCGCTTTAACGCAGGTAACCCTTAACTGTACTGACTACACGTTCTACTTCTGCGTCTTCCATTTCGGGATAGATAGGCAAACTCAAACATTCAACACAGAACGCACTGGCTTCCCTGTATAACTCTGCCACATAGTTAATATAAGGATAGCCCACAGGATATTCATATAAAGGACGTTCGTAGTGTACCTTAACTTCAATACCTCTGGTAGTCATGTGTTTAAGTAATCCACTACGGTCCACGGTTTTAATTACATACTTGTGCCAAGCATGTTCTGCGCCTTCGGTTACCTGAGGTGTGTCTACAATGTCTTTTAATTCTTGTGTGTAGTAATTGGCTATCTGTCTGCGTCTTCGCTGCCATTGGTCAAAATGCTCTAACTTGACCAACATTTGAGCGCAGTCTACTTCCGACATTTTACTGTTAGTACCAGTTATGTCATGACTGTTGGTTTTGCCATTGTCTCTATAGTCACGTATACTTTTTGCATCTGCTAAGTTGTCTACCAATACCATGCCACCTGATCCATAGTTGGGCAAGTTCTTTGTAGGATCAAAACTTAGAATACTTACATCTCCAAGACAGCCGCTGGGCATGCCTTTATAACTTGCACCAAAACTCTGTGCAGCATCCTCAATAATTTTTACGTCCTTGTTAAAGAATCTGCAGATGTTGTAGAACCTGTCGTAGTCAACAACGTTCCCAAATATGTTTACGTACATAACTGCCTGTATACCGGCAGCGTCTATGGCATAGTCCATACTTTCCAAGTTTATCATTGCTTGGTCGTCTGTGTCGCATAGCACAGGTGTGTTGCCATTTAGTAACACAGCATTTATTGTAGCAATAAAGCTAATTGTAGGAATAATAATCTTTACAGGTTCTTGAAACAACAGTTGTTGTGCAAACACCAAAGCCTGTGTGCCGCTGCCTACTGCTACTGCATAACGTCTATGGCAACGTTTTGCTATTTCCTGTTCAAACTTTTGAGTATAGTCACCGTCCAGCATTTGTCCGCTGGTATAGACTTCGTCTGTTACAGATAACAGTTCTTCACGTAGGTTTTGATACTGACGTGCTATGCCGGTAAAAGGGATAATTTGTGTTGCCAAAATTTGCTTCCTACTAACCAAGCATGATATCGTTCAAACCCCTGTTCTACATCCACAGTGGGAAAGTATCCTAAATCTGTCTGTGCACTTTGTATACTGAGTCTGCCACGTTTAGGAAAGTTTAAGTCTCTATCCTGAACTTCATAACTACCTCTGCCCACAATGTCAATGCAGAGTTGTGCTGCACCTTGTAGAGTTAGTGCTATGGGATTACTGCGTGTAATATTATAGACATTGCCGTTGGCTTTGGACTCTAATGCTGCCAATGCGATGCCTTTGGCAGTGTCATCTACGTGTGTGAAGTCTAAGACTTCCTGTGCACCTTGCACCCGCAATGTTTTTCCTTGCAGTGCGCCAATCATAAACTTACTGACTACTCTGTCATCTACATCCAGTTCACCATATACGGCACTGGGACGTACAATAACGTAGTCTATACCTGTGCGTTTAGCATAATCTTCTACAATCTTTTCGCCCATGTATTTCATAATAGCATACTGACCTTGAGGAGTACATTGAGCAGTTTCTTTTACAAAATCCGTTTCAAAGTCTCCGTATACCATGCTAGAACTGATGTAAACAAATTTTTTAACACGATTCTGTTTGCACTCCTCTAACAAATTTATCAAACCTGTTATCATTACTTCACTGCCTACTACAGGATTCTGTAGTACTACACGCTGTCTAGGAAAACTGGCAAGGTGCACTACCATCTTGGGATGGAATGCCAACATCATGTCACTTAAACCTTTACGATTACGAATGTCAACGTTGTGTGTATTACACCTTACTTTGCGTTTGCGTTCACGTTTAAGGTATTCTAATTCGTCTTTAGGTATAAAGTTATAGTTTGTGAAACTGTCTATACCAAAGCAACTGTGTCCTTCTTGTTCTAGATATTTTACAACATTATGACCAATGAATCCACTGGCACCAGTTACTAATACGTTCAATTGTTGCCCCACTTTAATTGAAAAAACGTAGCGTCTTCCTCTGATAACACAGCCTCGACTCTACATCGGTAACCATATGTCTGCATACAAGGTCCTATATAAAATACAGGTTTTTCTAAGGCATGTTCCATGACCCACTGGCCTTGTTCGCTTTTTTCAAACTTATACAAAGGTTCAGCCGCATAAATTTCCGGGTCTTCCACATCGCCCATGGGAAATTCATAGACTCTAAGTTTTATCATACTGCCATGTCTGCTCGAATCGGCGGGTGGGAGGTATAACCAATAAGCTCGATATCCTCCATACCGAATGAATCTATCGTCTTGCATTCTGGATTAAGTTTAAGTTGCGGTGCAGGTAATGGTTCACGCTCTAACTGTTCTTTTACCTGCTCTACATGATTTAGGTATATATGTGCGTCGCCCAGCACGTGAACAAACTCTCCAACACCCAATCCGCACACTTGTGCAATCATGTGAGTTAATAGGCTATAAGACGCAATATTAAAAGGCACACCTAAAAACATGTCACAACTACGTTGATACATTTGACAACTTAAACAACCGTCTGCTACATAGAACTGGCTGAATACATGGCAAGGAGGCAGTGCCATGTCATCTAGTTCTGCAGGATTCCAAGCAGTTAAAATGTGTCTACGCCCATTGGGATCCTGCTTAATTCCCTCAATTAAATTACTAAGTTGATCTATTTCGCGATGTACTAACTTACTGGGACCATCAAATACTTGATCCTTAGCCTGCCAATGTCTCCATTGTACTCCATAGACTCTGCCTAGATCTCCTTCAAACTGTGGGCCCTTAGGCGGAAACTTTTTGTGTTTGTCTGTCCAGTAGGGTGCTGTGGCATTGGCAGTCCAGATAGTGCTCTTTTCAGAGTCTCTGCTACCATGTAATATCTCTCGCAGCCTATTGTCATCTCCTGAACCTTCAATGAACCACAGCAACTCTGATACAACACTACGCCATGCTAACTTTTTTGTAGTGACAGCAGGAAAACTTTTAGCCAAGTTATAGTGTTGTTGCATGCCGAACACACTGATAGTGCCCGTACCCGTACGGTCTGTTTTAGTTACGCCATTGTCTAAAACAAACTGGAGTGCATCTAAATATGGTTTCATAACTGTATTATACTGACAAGGGCCTGAAAATGTCAACGTTTTTATAGACTGTCCAAGTACATTTTCCGTCTTTACTAGGCCAAGCACCCAATGCTCGCATCATTAGTGTCATTTTACGCATATCCATTTTGACGTCACTTCTGTATTGACTTTTGAAATGTGTTACATGCATTTCGTCGATTATGTCTTTGCATGACATTATGATTTCTGGACCGCCTATAATCCAAACATGCTTGTTGGGATGACGTTGTTGAACTTTTTTTACTTGTTCGACTAAATCTCCTTTTATTGTACCACAAGTATACAATGGTCTATTGGTAGCCACATATGTAATACGATTAGGCAAAGGTTTAGGCATTTTGGGATCATCGTATGTGCGTCTACCCATAACAACGATGTGGTTCTCAGTCTGTTTTTTAAAGTATTGCATGTCTTCACTGTGGTGTGGCCATGGAAGGCTACCCCGGAATCCCATGCCACCCCAAGTATCAACTGCAAATATTGCTTTAATCATAAGTTAGAAAGTATTCTATCTGTCTCGGGCTGAATAGCCTGCTCAACCAAATCTACATCAACATAGAAATCTACATTGGCAATATATTGATCAAGTTCTTCTAGTTTTTTTCTAACATGATGTTCAATCTCGTCAGGGTCGGCACCTTCTGATAATATATGTTTTATATCAATATTAACTTCGGTGCCATCTTTAAGATGTACAATTAGCCGTTCTAATACGTGTACTGGTACTTCTTTTTTCTCTACGCCTTTGAGAATCTCACGCCATGCTTTTTTATTGTTTAAGTTAAGCCGTTTTGGCTTTGGCTTTTTTCCTTGGGGCATTCTTTGTCTCACCGGAAAGATTAGCAGCCTCTGCCATTAACCGCTCAGACTCTGCAAGTAATTGTTTTGCTTCTGCAGCCATCTTCATGGCCTGTGCTCGACGTTGCGTAGCAATTTGATCGTCGCTTAAGAAGTCTGTGGCACGTGCGTTTCCTTGTACTTGTGCAGGTTGAGCACTTCCAGGAGGAGCACGCAGTTCGCCAACGTCCTGACCTTCATTGGTTCTCCTTCGAGTTACCATTCCTGCGTTAGCATCTAAGTCAGCCATTTCTTTAATGGCTTCTTCTCCTAACGCCATTTTATCAAGAATAGTGTTTAATTCGTCCAACCTTACCGAAGAAGTGGTGGTAGGAGTTACAATAACTTGATTTGTAGGAATTTTTTTAATCATGCCTTCTGCATGTAAAGTTTGCAGTGCGTTGTTTCCATCGCTAAGAGTAAACCTGAATAAGTAATCACTAAATTCTTTAGCTTGTTGACCTGAATCAGATTCAAGTGCTTGCATAATATCATCATGAATATGACCAGGTAATGTGTCAGTATATGTGACTAGGCACATATGATCTTCTTCAGGTACTTTTCTAAATAGAATAATAATCTTGCGGTTGTTGTGTTTACCGACGTGCTTAATCATAGGTTAATCCTTTATTGATTTTCTTCAGGAGCAGATTGCTCTGATGGTTGGGTACTTACTACACCACTAGCAACTAAAAAATCATATAGATTTTTATATGCTTGGCCAACTGTTGTAAATTCTTCTACTTTAAATGCACCTCTACTAGATGCAAGTTGAATAGCTTCTAAGGCCACAACTAAGTCTTGTACTTGTAAAGGTGTTGTTTGTTTTTGATCTTCTTCTGCCACAAAAATCTCCGTGTTTGTAAAGATATTTAATCAATACAGACAACGGAGAAATATTTTTAAAACTGATTTTTGTTAAAAGTATCTAGCATTAGGGTAAAGTAACTGGCTTCACTGTGACGTTCAAAAGCCGCACACTTGCGACTTACTAAAGATCCCGAATCAACAGTTATATGCTCACCTAAATAGAATCTACCCTCTAAATTCTCATATATCCAATTTAGGATATCTCTATCGTAGGTTCGAGATTCAAAAAATACTTTTTCAAAGTGCGGCGGACAATCGTCCCACTTGCGCAAGTTGTGAACATTAAGTGGATTTACTTCACCGTGTTTAAGCATCGTCTAACTCATCTGTGGGAGGCAAACCATTGCTGTGAAAATCACGTTGAATATCCAAGTCCTGAAACAGTCTTTGCTCCTGTGCTGTTAGTTCGCCAAATTTTCTTGGATTAGCGCACAGGGTGCATTTAGGATCACCACAGTTCAATGCATGGTGTTTGGCAAAGCGATGTGCTTCATACTGATGATCGGGCATTCCATGTGACTTGGCAATTTTTTGTTGTTTGTAAATTGCGTTTTCCTCTTTTTGAATTCGTTTACTGTGTTTTAATTTATCCTCTGACTTACTCATATGGAAATCCTATATCAATCATTTCGGGAAACGTTTCTGCAAAGTTTTGTTTTCTGTGCTTATCAAGTATTTTAATATATTTAATGGTATTTTCTAAGTTATTTGGCGAAGTAAGTTCTAGTTCTTTTTTAATAGGTTTTAATTCTTGAATTTGAAATTCCGGACGTTTTGCAATAGTTTTACGAATTTTTTCCGGGAGTGCAGAAACACTATAGTAATCAGGTTCTAAAAGTAAACCTAAATACGGTTTAGGTAATTTTTCTTTTAAACACCAATGTATAAATTCGGGTAGATAATACACTGTAAAAATACTTACGGTGTGGCTTATACTTAATTGAAGATTAGAATATTTTTGTGTATAGACTTGGTAATTTTTGATGTTTTGATAACATTCACTCCACTTGCCCGGCCATCTGTTGTATTCAAATTGGCTTCCTGTGCCATCTATGCTTAATTGAATGTCAACATTCTTAAAATTTTTCCACAAATCCCAAAATCTACTTTCTGGAAAAATACTTGTATTTGTTATGTAATGTAATTTTAAATTCTGTGGGTTATATTTTAAAAGCGAATTTAAAAAATTAAGATGTTCTTCGACACCTGTCAGGAATGGTTCACCTCCAGGGAATTCAAAAAGTAAAACATCCTTGGATAGACTTAATATTTGATTTGTAAAGTTTTTGTCTTTATAAAATTTATTATGCTTATAGATTCTAATATCAGGAAATTCTTTTTGCAGTTTTTGGGTATGGCTACGCCAAAAACTACTATATTGACTACCACAAATTCGACAAGCAAAATTACATGTATTACCAAAGGGCATACTTATAATTTTCAGCGTGTCTAAACTAGGATGTTGGTCGTTAAACACGTATTTTAAGTCTAATTGTCTTTTACTTTTTATACCTAATTCTTCATCAACCCAACATCTTCGACATCCTGCTGGTTTAGTACCTGCTAAAAAACTATCTTTAATTTCTTGCAGTTCAGGACTAGAAAAATACGATTTTATATCTGTAGCAATGCTATTTTTATACTTGCAACAAGGTTTTAATTCTCCTTGAGCATTGATGTCTATGCTGGTCCATGGCAAACTACAAAACGACTCATTCATGTAGTATTTACTAAATCGCTTTATGCGCCTGCCAGTTCTTTTGCTTTTTCGTAATGAGCCCAAACACCAAAGGGCGGTTCACATTCAGTGTTGCCTTTGATAATGAATACAGTATCGCAGTATTCCGGGTCACCCCACGAACCATATGGATAACCATCAGTGAACATGATAAACTTCTTAGGTTGAATATCATTTTCTTTCATGTAAGTCCAGTTACAGTCGTAGTCAGTACCGCCGCCACCTTGGGGTTCATATTCCAAGATGCTGTCGAGATTGTCACTGCTGAACACTTGATGATTGTACACTTCTGTATCAAATGACCAGATATGAATTTTATATTCATCGTAGGCTTCCATGATGCCTTTGACTTCACCCAGGAAAGCCTTGATGTCTTCGTCACCAATACTGCCCGACATGTCCAATGCGATGTGTGCTTCAATTTGGTCCCCGGGAATCATACCTGGCATAACTGCATCCATGTTCCAACCACGTCGGCTGGGACGCATCCAACTAAAGTCATCTTTAACAATACTTTGGATCTGTTGCTGAAGCAGTTCACGCCAGTCAACTACAGGTTGCGTCAAGTCTTTAATAAGACGTTTAACACCTGAGGGCAAGTTACCTGCACCAGTGGCCTGAGCAGCCTGTAAGACTGCTTCGCGAACTTCGTCACGAATCTGACGACGTTCCTCATCGGACATTTTAGGACGACCTTTGCCGTTGCCTTCTTTGTCTCCGTCCTTGTCATCGTCCTGATCACCTGAACCTTCCTGCTCGTCGAGGTGTTCGTCAATCATTTTTTCAATGAGATCGCCAATGTCAATCTTCTCAGCCTTTTCATATAAGTCGTCATAGACTTCTTCGGCACTCCAGCCTTGATATTTTGTGTCATGCAGGCAAGGAGTAATCTTGTCGCCAATCCGTTGTTCAACCAAGTCTGCGTTTACGCAAAAGTCTGCGGCGCAGTTAAAAAGCATGGGGTCACGATCTGGACCGCAACGACCCATATGGTCGTAGACGTTATGTAAAACTTCATGTCCAAATAAGAATTCAAGTTCTTTGGGTTTGAGTTTGTTTACAAATTCGGTATTGTAGTAAAATTTCCTGCCATTGGTTGCGGCAGTGCCACACCACGAATCAGCATTAACCAATTCCAAGCGAGTAGCCAAGTTACCAAAAAACGGAGCACGAAGCAACAAGCCAATTCGAGCAGTGGTCAATTTTTCACGCACCGCACGATCCAATGCGGGATCTGTCGTTTCGGTTAGCCTGCCAGCAATGCCGGACTTGGGATTAGTTGTAGTATCTTTTGACATTTCTGCTCCTTGTTATTGTATATTATACTACCAATTTGAATTATTGTCTATTAATACTAAAGTATTAAAAGGGGAGGACTTACATGGTAAAGAAAGGAGTAAGACCAATGCCTCCATAAACTATCGATTGCCGGCGCTTGCGGCTACAATGTACTTACCAAACCTCTTGTGGAACTCATCGAAATTCTTGAGTTTGCCAGGAACAAACGGCAGGTTGTAAGTGGTAAGAGCAGTACGAGCACCCATAACAGTCAACTCCGTTGTAAAATTATCCATCATATAACGGAAGAAGTTATCTGCCATCTCATGCCATTCTGCATTAGGCTTGCCACCAATCTTGTCTGCGGCATCCTTAAGTTCGTAGCACATACTGACTACCAAACTGTACATGGCGCTGACTTCTTTTATTTTGAGTTCTTTGACCTTACCAGCCAATACATCTTCAGGCTTGGGTAACTGTCCGGCAATCTTGCGGTGAGCCATAAACTTAACAGCCACACCTTCACCCACAGCACCTGTTACCAAGTCAGTGAGATCTGCCTCACCTACATCCTCATCTTCAAGGATTTCGCTAACAAAAGTCCACGAGCGAGGCGTAGCAAAACTACGACTGCTACTACGCGGATCAAAGTCGTATAGGTCCTGCTTGGCAAAACCAATGTAACCTACCACGTCTTTGTGGATACGGTTAATGGTAGCCCAAGTCTCCCATGCTTGGTGGTCTACTCGCATCTCCAAGTGCAGGAAACGGTTAGCCAACGGAGCAGGCATACGATAAGTAACACCCTTGTCCGATTCACGGTTACCAGCCGCAATCACTACCACATTGTCAGGCAGTTTATACTTGCCAATTCGGCGGTTAAGAATCAACTGATAAGCCGCAGCCTGGATGCTGGGAGCCGCTGAGTTCATCTCGTCCAAGAACAAAACGACCACAGGATACTGACTGGCCAACTCTTCGTCGGGCAAGTCAATGGGCGGTGCCCAATCCATCAAGCCATTGTCTTTATTGTAGTAAGGGATACCACGCAGGTCGGTGGGCTCCATTTGTGCCAGGCGCAGGTCAATCATTAGACCCTTTTGCTCTTCAGCAATACTGGCAACCACTTCACTTTTGCCAATGCCTGGAGGACCCCAGAGAAATACCGGACGCTTCTTGTCAAAGCATTTTGTAATCAACCGTTTTGCCTGCTCGGTAGTAACGGTGCGATGTTCACTTACTGTCATAAAATACTCCTTTCAACATATCTATATTATATGACTTTTCTGAATTATTGTCTGTAGTTTTTTTACAACACTACCACGAACTATTGTAAAAAACTTTCAAACCCAAGAACAGTTCTGCCCGGGCATTTCGGACGAACTCTAATACTGATTGCTTATAGTAATTGTCACTGTCTTCGCCAAAAAAGAACCCTTTAGTTTGCGGTAGTTGGTCATTAATTACTGCCTGTTCTAAGTTTTTGAGATCATCCCAAGAGAGTTCCAACTCAACGCCGTTGAACATATTATTGCCTTCTGCATTATAGTCAGGATTTCGTTTGGCCCAGATTTGTTCCATCCAACCCTGAAGGTTGGGATGTTTACGCCAGTAGGCAATTTCTCGGCTTTCGTCCCACGTGCCTTCTTTGTTGGCACGGCAGTATGCAAATTGATCCAACCCCATTATACAGCCTCCAACATGTTGGCAGGCACACGCCACAGGCCATAGCCTGGACTGCGGACAGTGACATACTTACGAGCAATCTTAGTGACATCACCGACATAAGTCTGACCATTGCGACTGCTAGTGAACTTAACCTTGGTGCCTATAACCAGGCTACCACGATTTTCTTTTACCAACTGATTACGAGCAAATTTAATTGCCATTGAAATACTGTTCAACTGCTCGTTGGTAAAGTTACCAGAGATGATAGCGTGATTGATGTCGTTGATTGAAACCATTTTAGTTCTCCTTAAGCCAAGTCAACTTGAACAGGCGTAATGCTACCATTCACGCCGTTATAATTAAAGCCAAAACCAACAGGCATTTCTTTGTCGCCACGACGTTTTGCATGACGGCGTTCTTTTGCCAAATTCATAAGAGCGAGTTGAGTCGCTATCGCATGCTGATTAGTGCAGATATCGGCAGTGCCAGCCACTGTGGTGTAAAAACCAACACCATCGACAATAACACGAATACGTTGGCTGTTTTTGAAGCCGGTGATAAAAGTGGGTGTACGCATTTCAAACTCCTTTTCTTACACTATGCCTATATTATAGCAAAATGACGAATTTCGAGCAAGTACTACTTTAGTAGTAATACTTTAGTACTACCATTCTTTCTTGCCGCCCAATTCTTCGTTCCAGTCATAGCCCGCATTGTATTCGGCTATCTGATCCTTGGTCATAAAACGCTCTTCAATCTCGTCACTTTGATAAGTGGCATCTGTGAAAAAGTGTGGGCGACGTGGACGGCTGTACCAACTGTCAGCGGAGCCACGGTCAAATGGACCACCGTGGCGTCCGTCGTAAAATCTGCCCTTGTATTCTTTAATTTCGGTGCTTTGCATTTATTACTCCTTTTCTTTAACCTATTCCATATTGTAGCAAAAAAAGGAATATTCTGCAAGTACTACTTAAGTATTAATTTCCAAGTTATCCAAGTATGAGCGCAAGTCACCGTCCATCAGACTCAACATACTGGCTTCGGTTTCGTCAAACACAATTATTTTTTTATTTTGAAACAAGTAGTAAGGACCTTGAAAGTATCGTTCAAGTTGGATAAGGTTTTTACTGGACAAAGGCGACTTTAATGTATACTCGTAACCTTTTAGTTTAACATTGTCCATTAAAAATTGATAACCAATTAAGTTTAATCTCAGACTTTCATTGTCTACAGGATTAAACCAAATGCGGCGTTGCCAGGTACTTAGTTGTTGTACAGGTATATTCGACGAAGTCAGAAATACTTCGGTCAACTGTCTTTGTGTATACCTTTTAGGGGAAGATTTGGTCACCACTTTTTAAAAGCACCACAGTGAATTGGTCTGTTTTAAAAAGTACGTTTAGTTTTTTAGCAAGATTGATTGCATGTCCGGGATTACTAAATGAAGTCTTTTTATACTTAGGACCTGGGTAACTGACCAACATGTTACCGGACTTTAAATTAATAGGTTTGTTTTCGTAAAACACAGCCCAAATACCTTCACTACTGAGAACTTGTTCAGTTTTATAGTTTTGTTTGTTTACATACTCGACAAGTACATTAGGTTTGGGTCTACTCATTGAAGTTCTCTACTATATTATTTATCTTTTAAAACTACGTAGTTTTTACCAATTGCCACCGTCCATTCTTACATTGGTACTCATACCATCATTTTGTACAAGTATTTTACTTAGTTTGGTGCAGTGCGCCAGCAAATCAAAAATATCATTATGCAAACTACGTGCTTCGTTGGCGGAAAGTGTCAAGTTTTGCTTACCAGTCTGGTTCATTAATTTGACTTTATCACTAAACGATTTAACGTGTAGGGTAAGATTATTTTCCATTGGCAAACCTTAATTGTTCTTGCATTTCCAGTTTTGTTTTAAAAGGTCCTTGATACTCATACCTATTAAGTGTAATAAACTTAGGACAAAAACTTTTAACCCAGCCATTATTAAATTTAATAATGTAATACCCTGCACAATAAAAACTTTTACTTTTACTGGTCTTGGTATAAATCGGAAATTGATGTTTTATATCATACAAACTATTCCACGGTTTACCGTTAACAGGATAACCATGTAGTTCATGTTCTGTTTTAACATCTTTAATTTTTTTCGTTTCTTTGTCAAAGATAATATTGTAATCTTTGCTGAGTAATTTGATGCTGGTGTACTTCTTACGTTCTGTTGAACTTACATAAACTACACTACCATCGTCTACCATTTGAATAGTGGCAACTTTTTCGCCTTGATTTTCTACTATCCAAAATTTATTTTTTAATACTGGTTTTGCAAACACTGTCATTGTTGTTGTCCTTGTTGATATCGATACTCTCTACGTAACCACCATTTGTATTGTTGAAAATATTGTTGGACAGTATGTGTGTCCATGTGCCAAGCACCACGCTCTTCGCAGTTCTCTAACCACATCTCATGTAACCATTGTCTGAATGTCATTGATACTCTGCACTTAAAAAGTCACTGAAACTGGTAGCATGTTCGCTTAGTCTGTTTAGTTCATACCTGCCACAAAACTTAAGAAATTTAGCACCAACCATGCTTACAGTTTTTGGGACTGCCATTGTTTTAATTGTTTCATTAATTTTTGCTTTGACCGCATCCGGTTGTGCAGTCAAATCTACCAATACACGATTGCGTTCATAGTCATCTAACACACGATGTTCATCACCATTATGATCAACCCAACGTTGTAGCATTAGGTTATTCCAGTTAAAGCCTTTGTGACTTCTGTCCTCGTATGCTTCCTGTAAGCCGACCTTATTCTTGCTACCTTTAGTGCGTACACCTGGATAAGCACTGAATATGTTATCTGTGGGATCACCGCGCATACATTTTTCAAATAAGATCCAACTTGGGTCTGGAATTTTTTTAGGTTCTTTGGTTTTCTTGTCTATTACAAGTTTGCCCCGTTTATCGAATATTCCCTCTATGGTATGCAATTCATCTGCTATGCCATTGTACTGTTTGACATTAGTATTTAGCAGTTGATGAAAGTCCGAATCTGAGGACACAATAATGTGCTCGTCTTTGGGGTGATTTTGTATCCAGCCTGCGATCAAGTCATCTGCTTCAAGTTCAGGATGTTGCAGAACTGTACAGTTAGTCTGCTCACGCAAGAACTGTTGCAGTGTGTCAAAAGTTTCCCAGAACAGTTTATCCTCTTCTTGTTCTGCTTCAGTTAAGGCAGCACGAGCAACCTGTCGGTTCTTTTTGTAGGGTTCGTAGTAATCTTTGCGCCAACTACGCCCTTCTAAACAGAAGACTACGTGATTGGCTTTTTGATCTCTCCAGGCTTTGTTTACGCTACCCAGTGTAACGTGAATGGCAAAACCCAGTCGATCCCAAGTATCGGCCTGTCTGTGTGCCGCATGTCGGGCACGAAAAAATGTATTAGCAGTGTCAACTATTAGATATCGCATAAGGATAATAATAGCATATTATCCATTTTGTGTCAATAGGATTTGAACTTTTGGTAAAAGAAATTCTGCCCATGCGCGGTGGGCATCTGCACCATAATGATAGTATTTCGGATTGCTTGGTCGGAATCCTTGTTGTTTTAACCAAAAATAGTAAGTCATGTTCTGATTATAAGGATCTATATAACTGTTAGACCAATCATATTTTGGTCTATTTTGGCGTTCTGTATAAAAGAAAT